AAGCATAGAAAATTTAAAGTTGGAGATAGAGTTCTACTATCTGATAGAGGGTTGGAACCATATGGCTATCAAAATAATAATAACTCTTATTCAGGAACAATACTTAAAATAGATGGTGTTTATGCGTTTAGTATTGAGATTTGTTGGGACGGACCAAATGATTATGTATATTTTTATGCTGAAAAACATCTAGTACTAGAATCACAAAATAATTATTACACAATAGAAGAAGTTATACAACATATTAAACAAAATTATGACACGTAAAAAGCAAAGTACAGAAAAAAAGGAAGCAAGAGCTGCCTACAAAAAAGCTCTTTCAAACTGGAAAATGACTGATCCAGAGTTAAAACAGGGTTCAAAAAATGCTATGTTCGCAAAAATTGCTGAAGCAGCAAGAAAACACACGAATTTTGGATCATTGATTATAAGAATGAATTAGGTTGAAGGATCTCTTTAACAGGCTTCCATTCATAAAAGCGCATTAAGACAGAGGAAATTAGTTAAAGAGTAAAAACACTTAAAATTATGAAAGCCGGAGATAAGTTTGTTTTAAAAAATCTTAAGAGTGATTTTGATGGTATAACTGGAAAAATAGTTTCTAAAAGTCTTTCTGCGAAGGATTGTTTCTTAGTTAATTTAGATTACTTTGATTTTGACCATAAGATTCTGGTTAATAAAAAAGAAGATATTGATGACGAGATAAAGTGTCAGGCAGTCAAAAGCAAGCATTATACTGAAGAAGATTTTAAGAAAATAAAAATAATGCCCAAAAAATATTTACATATACTAAATAAATTTACTGTTGACGAAGTTATAAAGCATATTAAAGAAAAATATTAATGTTATGACAAAAGATACAATAGAATTATCAAGAGATTTTTACCCAGCTGTATCAGCTACTATTGAATGTGAGGCAGATGATACTACATATATGATTTGTGTATACGGCTTTGATGGAAATTTAATGTACGAAGAAGAAACAAATATTTATTCAATGAGAGATGATGAAGAAGATTGGATAGCTAAAATTGGTGAATTTTTGTGCGAAAATTGGACATTAGGCAAAGATTTTTATTTAAGCTGAGAAAGCATTAGCAAAAAATATGGGCCTGAAAAGGTATTGACTGGTAGATTTGAAGTAAAAGTTAAGCAGGAGAGGCTATGGCTCCTTAAAAATAGTCAAACAATAAATGCAAATGATAAAGATAGCACTTCTGTTAGCAAGGCTGACAGAGCTTCCGTAATCAACTTTGTTCCTTTTAAGGTAGCAGAGTTTGCAATTGCCTGAGCAATAAGGCTAGAGTTCTCACAACAGACTCGATAAATAAGTGCTGATGAACTTTTCTTAGTTATGGAATTAAACTAAGTGGTGGAATGTGGTTACCAAGCCGCGCCCTTTTGAGTTGCTGGACTTAAACCAGATAAGCTTTAACAAAACTTTTATGGATACTATACAGGACATGGGTTTGGGAATGGACCCACTACAGAGCAATCTGTAGTTAAAAATCGGATGAATTGCTGGAAAGCTAAGGTGTGACACTATGCCAATCAGCAGCCAAGTTGTGAGCCATCTCACAAAAGGTTCAGAGACTACTGGAGAGAAAATGGGTTCTCTTAATAACCAGATTTAGCGTCCGACACTAATTTAAGAAAACTAATAACATCACTTTTGCTAAACTTATTTTTCATAAGATTGATAGCTAGACTTACAAACTCTATATTATCTGCTGTGTAGCCTTTAGAAGAATCTATTCTATCTAAAGATCCTCGAAGATAAAATGGTTCAGCTGTATGTTTCATGCTGTGAATTTGGTGAATAAGTTTTATTCCTGTATATGGACAGATTCCTTCTTGTAACTCCCATTGTTTTTTAAGATCTTCCAAGGTTATATCATTATTGAAATGATTAGATCTATTGGAATTTTTTATAGACTTTAGATAGTACCTATACGGAGAAAGGGAATCAGATCTATTGTAACCCTTAAGTAGATTCTTCTTAGATGTTGTTTTTGAAGATTTAACTTTGTTAGGTGTTTGTATAGTTGTAGCACATGATATACTACAATAAGAAATTCTACCAATTTTTAGATTTCTGGTATATTCAGATTTGTCCTTACTATACTGGTTGTTACATACAGGACACATAAGCATAATTTGTTTTCTTTGATTCATTAGTTGATGATATAGTCCAATTGTGTTAGAAATAGCACACTACAAATATACGAAATTTTTTTATAAAAGTCAAGTATTTGTTAAAATAAATTTGCGAATCCCATCAGGTCCACAGTTTTCTTTTATATTCGTTCTTTTATTATCCACAGCTCTCAGCTATAGGATAATATGGCGGGGTAGCTCAGTAGGTAGAGCGCAAAAGTCAGTCAGAAAAATATCTGATGAGTATTGAGGTCGTGGGTTCAAGTCCCACTCTCGCCACAAATTAAACATTAAAAATATGAAATATACTAAAAATTTTCTTAGAGAAAATTCAATGGCAGTACATTGCCCAACAATAGAAATATTTGATAAAGCAAGAATATTATTAAAGTCAAAGCATATTCAAAAAAACTGGTGGCATGATGATAAAGAAGAAAGTGTTATTGGTTTTTGGCCCAATTGCACCAAATCCTGCATTGGCGACAGGTATCTCTGGGAAAGTAGTGGATTTAAAGTTATATCTTTTGAAGAATTAATAGGTGATAAAATTTACGAGTTATGGTAAAAATTATAGAAGAATTAATGAAAAAAGGGTATCAAATAACTAATAAAAGAGTTATGGGTAATACCTTATGTACCTCAGAAGAAACAAGAAAAAAGGATTTAATTCAGGAATATGCATTAATTACATATTGGATACTGGATAAGTTTGGTATATGGGTTTATTCTGAATATGACGGAAATTACTGGATTGGGGTAATATTCAAAAATATGGATTTTTATGAAGTAACGGAATATACTGCAAAGAATCCTCTGGAAGCAATAGAAAAATCTTTAGAGTATCTATTGAATAACAATTTATTAATTTAATATGAAAGTAGGAATTTTAATATTTTGGGCAGCCTGTTGTGTTGGCTGGATCCTGAATGTAATTTGGTTTCTAAGTTTAGATTTCCAAGCGCCTTTAAAAGCCGAAATAATACGAGGTATAGGAGTATTCATACCTCCAATCGGAGCTATTTTAGGATATGTGCCATTAGGTAATTAAAAACAATAATGTATGAAATACAGAAAAATAGTTAATTCTTCCGGAACAATTGTTCCAGGAAAGATGCTTAAATCAATTAAGCACAAAGTAAGACACAGAACATTAAAGGCTGGTAAATTCACCTGCCTGTGTCACAATGGTAATACCCATATATGGGATATTCAGGATAAGGATTTCAAAGCTAAGGGATATGGTAAAAAGCCTAATAAGAAAAAGGGCGGACAAAGAAAAGCTAGTAAAACAGTGTTTAATGTGGTTATGAAATTGGTAGATAAAATAAGATGATGGATATTCCACATTCTTGTCCTGATATTGATGCTGCAATAAAAAAGCTGAAAATATTAAAACCTCAATCTACTGTAGAAGAACTGATAATAGAGGATATTATATCCGATTTAGAAAGAATCAGAAATATAAACTTTCAGCTAAGAAAAAAAGCAGATAAAATAGACGAGGTATCTTCAAGATATAGAGACGAACCAATGTATGAAACTTTAATTCAATATTTAAATAAATGAAAGATTTTATATCAACTGCTTCAGATGAGCAGTTTTTAGGAGACCTCAGAGGCATGAGGCTAATAAAAAAAGCAGATGGTAACTTCAGAATTATTCATTCTTTAGAACATTTACCCGCTAATCTTATCGAAAGAGTAAAAGTCTTTCTGAAAGAAAATGCCAAAAACATATGTGATAAATATTCAGAAAAGCAGTATTCGTGTGATGTTGATTTCTTTAAATTTGGTGGAGATTTTGTTCATATTGACATATTTACAATATCGGATGGAAACATTTCTCCAGAATTAATGGCAATGAAACTATCAGAAGCTTTTGGCTTGATACTGTTGAAATTTATTACAGATCCTCTGCAAGAAGAGTTTATAAAGAATACAAGAGAAGACCTTTCTGGAATTAGAAGAGGAGAAAATTCCAGAAATAACCAGGTTTTTGGAGATGATCATAATAATGTAATAGAATTACAGAGAGAGATGACTACTTCTGGAAATTGTGTTGATGCAAAGATTGTTATAAACGGAGAAACTTTTTCAATACCTGCAAAATATGTTAACAAAATAATAGAGTTTATAACTAACAAGACAACAGAAGGTATCAGAATAGAAAAAAGTGATATTTTAAAATATGTAGATAGCTTAGCTGAAAATGATATAGTAGGAAACGAAGAAAATGACGATCAATCTTGGTAAAAAATTATTTTTATGATAGTAAAAACTAATTCCGGTAGTTACAAAACTACATTTATCTTCGATAAAACAACTAAAGTTGTTGAGGGAAGAAAAGAGTCCATCTATACTGGTGGAACATTATGTCTCATTGAAAAGTTAGATGCAGATAATAAGATAACAGAGACAGTAAGAGCATATGCAAAACTTAATCCAAAAGACAAATTTTGTAAAAAATCAGGCAAAAAAACAGCTTTAACAAAAGCACTGAAGATTTTGTCTCCCACTGTTTCAAGAACAAAAAGAAGTGATAGTGATAAAGAATTTCGTAAGTCTTTTTGGGATAAATTAAACTCTACTCATGAATCTAAATAAGCAAGCAATAGCCGAAGATCTGTTTGAAGCAACTTCTTTAAGTTCAGATATTATCTTAGAAATACTAAGTTTAATTCCAGAAGGCGATAATGAGAAATTACCGCCAGAAAAAGAATTAAAAGTAGATCATACCAAAGGCAAAATATATAGATGCTTTGGCGTTGAAGATGATATGGATAGTAATTTGATAGGTAAAGAAGTTAAAGAGCTTACAAAAAAGATAAGGGGAAAAAGAAAAGCTTCTGAAATAATAGAAGAACTTTATTATAAAATAAGATATGAGAAAGAGACTGCTTTAGCAATGGCCATGAGTTTGTTTAAAACAGCTCAGAAAATAAATAATTTAAATGGGGATTTTTAATGAAAGAAACAGGCAAATTTTTAATAGCTTTAATAGAATATAAAAATCAAAACGGAAAATTGATTTTATATCATGCTATTGAATTCAGAGGAACTCCCATAGAAGTATCAAAAGCCAACACTAAATTGGCTATTTTATGTGGAGCATGTAAACGAAAGTTTGGAAATTATACGGTAAATTTTGTAGATGGTACAGATAATGCGGATGACAATGAAAAACACTAACACAAGTATTAACAAAATATTGGCTGCAATAATATATGGATTCATATTACTTATGGTAATTGTATGGATATTAGTAATATGTTATTCAGAAAGATGTGAAGATAATAATAAAGATCAGATGAATACTATCAGATATCCAAAAATTGAGAATTTGAAAGATTCAATGAAAATTTTTATTAAGTTTATTGGCACAAAACATCCTGATATAGCTTATAACGTAGCTCAGCATGAATCAGGCTTTAACAGCGGTTTAACTCGGCAGAATAACAACTATTTTGGTATGATGAATCCTGGTCTTAGAAGACCTACCACATGCATTAATTACAATACTCAAGACAGGTGGGCTAAGTATAATAGCTGGAAAGATTCTGCAATAGATTTTTATTTGCTTCAATTGGTTGTTAGGGCAGATACTATGAATGAGATGGAATATCTTAGTTATTTAGAGAGATCTTATGGATGTGAACCTGGGTATAAAAATTATGTTAACTGAAGTAAATAACCCTGTACCAAAAAAAGTTGTAGCGGCACTGGACGAATCTGGCCTAACCAAGTTTCTTGAAAAATATTTAAGTAAAAAAGGAATTTCATATTACTATGAAGCCATTTATAATGAGAAAGATTTCAAGAGTAGGTTTACAACGACAGAAAAATTAATAAATTTTTTTGAAAAATTGATAGAAAATGACAGTCCTGAAAATCAACTGCAAATACTTTTTAACGAGCTAATAACTTGGTATGACTCTAAATGCGAGGAAGAACTTTTAGAACTTATAAAAGAAGAAAATATAGATGTTGAGTGTTATTCTGTTTGGGGATATATTTTATACTATTATCTGGATAAGTTAGGTAATTATGGTTACCTCAGAGGAAGTGATTTTGGCGAAGAAGTGTATCAAACTATAAGTGATTATGTTGAAAGGAATTATTTAAAAAAACAATATACAATAAATGAAGTAATAGATTATGTTCGACACGGGAATAAAAGTTCTCCCCAGTGTTGAAGGATTCGAAGAATTTATAGGTGAAGTAGTAGCAAAAAGCATACACACTGACAGATATTTGATTAGCCATCCAAATGGCTTTCTTATATCTACATTAAATGACAAAGAAAAAGAAGAATTCAACATTATAACAGATAACCAATATCCAAGGGTTATTTTTGCAAGGGGAGATGAGCTCAAGGAGCTCAAAATAGAAGATGATTGGATATTATAGTAATCAAATGCAGGTTGCGGATTCCAGAATAAATTCAAGTACACTGAAAGAGTGCATTGAATATATAGATGGATGCTTAGAAGTCTGTTTAGATATTGAGACAAGTGGCTTAAATATTAATAGCTATGTCTTAATGATACAGGTTGGTGATTCAAAAAACCAATTTGTTATAGATTTGAAGTCTATGGACAGACAAACTAAAGATAGTTTTATGAGTATGCTTGGGAATATTTTAAGCCAAAAAGTTGTAATAGGACACAACTTAAAGTTTGACTTAAAGTTTCTCAAGCATTACTTTAATTGGGAATTACCTGAAATTTATGATACTTGTTTAGCAGAAAAACTACTTAATTGCGGACTAACAGTTCCAAAAGGATATAATGGATTGGAAGATACTGTTATGAGATATTCAAAAATAGCTTTGGATAAAACAATTTCAGAACAGTTTTTAACAATAGGTTCAAAGCCCTTTACCACAACTCAAATATTGTATGGGGCTATGGATATTATGTATCTTCAGGAAATAAGGGATAAACAAAGAGATAAAATAAAGTCTTTAGGAATAGAAAATGTAGTAAAGCTTGAATTTGATTTAGTTAAAGTATTAATTGATATTGAGCTTACAGGAATATTATTTGATGTAAAATTGTGGAACAATAACATTGTAGATAACATTAAGAAACTTGGAGTTTGTTTAGATGAATTAAATAAAATAATTCTAACGGATCCAAGATTTAAGATGTTTGTAAATACTGAATACCAGCTTAGTTTATTCTATCCTCCAACAATTGTGGATATTAACTGGTCTTCTCCACCACAGGTTAAAGAAGTACTTGAAATAATAGATCCATATCTGGAATCTACAGATTCTAAAAAGATTAGCAAATACATAGAAAAGGAGCCAATAATAAAGGCTTTAATTGAGTTTAGAAAAATAAAGAAAGAATTAACCACCTACGGACAAAACTTTCTGGATATTCTTGGAAAAGATGGAAAAATAAGAACTACTTATAGTCAAATACTGAATACTGGGAGAATGAGTTCTGGAGATAAAGATGCAGATCTGCCTAATCTACAGAATATACCCAGAAAAGATAAGTTTAGAAATGCTTTTATAGCCAGACCTGGATATAAAATAGCTGCTATTGACTTTACAGGTCAAGAAGTAGCTATAGCCACATCATTTAGTAAAGAACCTACATGGATAAAGGCTTTGGAGGAATCTAAAGACATCCATTCTATGGTGGCTGAAATGATGTTTAAAGAAAAGTGGAAAGAGTTAGCAGAAGATAATTGTGCCTACTATAATTCAGTAATAAATAAGGAAGGTCAATTAGGACCTTATGTTAAATGTGAATGTAAAAAACATAAACCCCTAAGATTTGTAGCTAAGACAATTAATTTTGGGGCTATATATGGAATGGAGGCTCATAAACTATATGAGCAGGTAACAGCAGAATTGCCAGATATGGGCTATACGATGTTACAAGCAAGATCTGATATGGCAGCATTTCATGATAATTTTAAGTACATTAGCAGGATGATTGATAAGTTTGGAAATTATGCCCAGAAAAATGGACATATTTTTACTAAAGAGCCTTATAAAAGATACAGATTCTTTAGTTTTCCAAATAATAGTGATACAAGAAGAGAGGCCGGAAACATGCCAATACAAGCTACAGGAGCTAATATGATTAAGCTTGCAATGATAAGAGTTTATGATTATTTAAAAAACAGCGAATTTGACTGTAAAATGGTCCATACTGTTCATGATGAGCTTGTATTTGAAGTAAAAGAAGAAGATTTAGAATGTTTAGAAGATATAAAAAATATAATGGAATCAACTGGTAGGGAATTTATAGATGTACCTATAAGTTGTTCTATAGACATTGATAATTTTTGGAAAAAATGAAAACAATGCCTAAGGCAGAAGACTTTTTAAAAGACTTTGGGCCGCAGCATATAAAGGGTGATCGCAATATATTAACTAATAGAAGAAATTTTCTAAGTGAGGAAGAAAGAAGGAAAATTATGCCAATTATATATGATATGCTGGAAATATGTGTAAACAATTTAAATATAAATAAGATGGGTACAAAATTGCCTGAGGTAATTGCTAATTTAAAGTCTATTAGTAATTCCACAAAAACAAAAAAAGCAACTAAGATGATTAAAATGACTTCAGTATCAAGAACAAGAGCATTAAATATGATCCAAGGTTCCGGCGGTAAATTTTTCTCAGCTACTTTTATAAATAAAAAAGGTACTGAAGAAACGCTTGCTAACTGCCAATACTCAAACCAGCTTGGAGTAAATCCCCTTGGATATGTAAGAGTCAAAGTAAGAGGTCGGGTTAAGCAGATAAACTTAAATACGTTGAAAAATTTCAGAATTGAAGGTTACAGCTACAAAATCAAAAAATAAGCAATAATGGATCCTTTATCAGTTGAGGAGGCCCTGGCCTATCTTGAGTTACATCATAAACAAAACTTAGAGGATGAGGTGGAGATAATGCAGTCAGCTCAAATGGCTGCATTTACTCTACAATCATCAATAACAGAGTTTATAGAATGTGAGAATATTGAAGCTGTAACAGAAATAAGTAAGCAACTGGAAATGCTGAAAGCATTTAATAAACAATGGTCAGAGAATGCTCTAAAACTTTTTAACAAATGCCTTAGTGATAGTAGAAATAGATACGAGGAGTGGAAGAAGGCTAACTCCAAATCAGCAGGTGTACCTGCTCCAGAGGCTGGAGAAGGAAGACCCGATAAGTCTTCAGGATGAAGAAATGAAGTATCTTTATGGTAATGGATACCTTAATACTTCAGGAGAATTGATAAGATCTAAGGTTATAGAAGAGTTTTATGGTACAGCTGATCAAGCTGAATGGTTTTATGAACTATTTGATCTGTATCCTCAGAAGGTAACTGACAAATACGGCGGGATAAGAATATTAAGACCTGCAACATATAATAATAAGTCAGTAAAATCCTTAATGGATAAATATTTAAGTTCAGTAAAAACATTAGAAAGGCACAAGTATGTAATTAAGTGTCTGAATAATGAAATAGCTTCAAGACAAAAATCTGACAGCTCTGGATTTTTTCAGGCACTTGATACATACATTAATCAGCAAAGTTGGGATAAGTATGCTAATGAAGATGTCCATTCCTCTGTAAGAAAGGGGTGGGCATGAGTAAATTTATAGATGCATTCGATAAAGCTGTAGAAGATGGCGTAGCTATGAGAAATATGGGTTTAAGAATTGGTCTACCAAGATTAGAGTCTATATTTCCAGGTATAATGAGGGGCACTTATTATTTAATAGGGGCCCCATCAGGATGTGGTAAAACAGCTTTTGTTGATGATAAGTTTGTTTATAATGTGTATAAGTATTACAAAATGTGTAAGGAAAATAAGTATAATGTTAAAATAAAAATACGTTATAATTCATATGAAATTGATAAGGTAAGAAAAATAGCGAAATTAGTTGCAAGATATATATTTGAGACAAAAGGAATTTTGCTTGACTTAAATTATATACTTGGAAAAACAACAGACATAAAGAAAATAATGTCTGAAGAAATTTTAAAAATAGTCAAAGAGGCTAAAGAATCTTTCAGAGAACTGGAAGAAATCTTAGATATTTATGACATTAAAGAGAATCCTACAGGAATATATAAGAGTATAAAGGAAGAAATGAAGGAGTTTGGTGAAGTTATAGGTACTGGAGCAGATCGCTATTTCAGACCTTTTAATCCAAACTATTATTACATAAATATAATAGATCATGCCAGCTTGGTTAAACAAGAATCTCATGTAGACTTAAGTACTGGTTTAAAAAGATTATTAAATAAGAAAGAAACAATTGATAAATATTCAGAGTATTCTGTAGAAAACAGAAACTTATATGGTACCACAGAGGTTGTAATTCAACAATTTAACAGAAGTCTTGAAAGTGCTTATAGAGGAAAGTTCCAAAATCTGGAACCAACTCAAAGCGACTTTAAAGATACAGGAAATACATATGAAGATTGTGACATAGCTTTAGGGATGTTCAACCCAAATATGTTTTCTCTCGATGAATATGAAGGATATAATATTAGGAAATTAGGCAAGAGATTTATAGGTTTAAGTGTAATCAAAAATAGAGATGGGGAAAGTGACGTAAAAGTTGGTTTAAATTTTATAGGAGAAGTTGGAATCTTCAATGAAATGCCAAAACCAAACAATTTACCAAAAATTAAAGAGTTGTATGATTATCTGGACACTTTAAATTCAAAAAGATTTGATGGAATTGCCATTCAAAGCTCATAAGCCTTTAATTATAAATCCAAGAAAACTTGTGATATATTCTAAGGTTAAAGTAGGAAAGACAGAATTAGTTTCTCATCTGTCTGACTTTGAGCATCTTAAAAACTATATAATATTAGATTTTGAGGGAGGAACAGACTTTTTTGAAGCGAATTCAATAAGAATAAGATCTATGGATGATTTAAGGGAATTTGTTAAGAAGGTTAAGGAATATAAGGATACTAATGGTAAATTACCTTATAAAATAGGTGTAGTTGATACTGTTACAATGCTTGAAGATATGGCAAGGCCACTAGCTTTAAGTATATTTAAAAAGACTCCAATATGGGCTGGGATGGAAAAGAAAGGTGAGGTTTTGGAGAATATATTACATCTTCCACAAGGTGGAGGATATCAATATCTTAGAGATGCAATGGAAAGATTATTGAATACAGTTGAAGAGTTATTTGAGACTGTAATATATCTGGGACATATAAAGTTATCTAAGGTTGAAACAGCTGGTAAAGAGGTTACTACCCAGGATATAGATCTTTTGGGAAAAAACAGATCCATGCTGTTATCTCAGGCTGATGCTGTAGGAGTATTATACAGAGAGAAGCCGGGAGTAAATAAAATAAGCTTCAGAACAAGAGAAGAGGTGGTATGTGGGGCAAGAAGCTCTCATTTAGAAAATCAGGAATTTGTCTTAAGTGAAAAGACAAAAGAAGGATATAAAACATATTGGGATAAGATTTTCTTACCCTAAAATTAGCAACATTTTAAATAAATATTTATACACTATGTTTAGCACAGAAGAAAAACAAGTAGAAAAAAAGTCCTCAGGAAACTTTTTCAGAGGCGGAGCAAACGACTGTACTTATGTTAATGGGATTTTAAAGGAGCATGCGCCTGAAGAAGCCTGGAAAGATTATGCTGAATTTACATTCACTCTTCGCGAAGATCCAAAAGTGGAGTATAAATGGAGACTTAAAAATCTTCAGAATTATGCTGATGCTTTAGAGTCTGGTGTAGATCATACAGGTAAGACCCTGGATGATGTTAAAAAGAAGATTTATTCAGATATGATTCAGCAACAGGTAGCGCATATCAATGATTTGAGGAGAGCTGTTTTAAATACAGCTGAGCTCGATCCAATTTCTGGCACATGGAAAGAGATGGTTAATGCTGTTGTGGATGAACTGTATCAGGCAGGGGCTGTAGATGTAAGATT